AAAAATTAAAACAATAAAAAAATTAAGTGAGTCTGTCGTAGTTTATGATATCGGTGTTAATAAGACAAACAATTTTTTTGTAGGTAAAAGTCAGATATTAACTGGAAACTGTGATGGTTTGACCGGACCGGCGCAAGCTGCATTACGTAATACTATGGAGTCATATTCCAAGACTACTCGGTTTATCTTAACAGGTAATTATAAGCATAAAATTATCCCAGCTCTTCAGTCAAGATGTCAATCGATTGAGATTAAGCCAGTAATCGAAGCTGCTGTACGTAGGTGCTATTCTATACTTAAAAGTGAAGATATTACTGTTAGCGAAGAACAGAAAAAGAAGTTCATAGAGCTCGTCAAAGTCAATTTTCCTGATATTAGGAAGACTATCAATGAACTTCAAAAGAACTGCGTAGACAAAGAGCTCTGTATAGAAAACATACATGTAGATAGTGAGCTGCTAAAAAATATCTATAATCATATTACGAATAAAGACGTTATTACTTTGCGTAAATATCTCATTGAAAATGAGAGTAGATTTAATAGTGATTATGATAATCTTCTTGTAGAATTGTTAGAGCATATCTATGCTCAAAATATTGACGATCTAAGAAAGAAGAAGATGATATCAATTATTGCAGATCATTTGTATAAGAGCTCGTTTGTAACTGATAAGGAAATTAACTGTTTTGCTTGTTTTATTACTTTGGAGCTGTGCTAGGTAGATGTACTTTATTTTCTTTAATTAGTCTCTCTCTATTTAATAAATGTAAGCTAGCTATATCAGTTTTATTTTGACCGTGATACTCTACAGCGTATCCATCAGTTACTAATAACTGACATAGTGACTTACCATCTATTAAAAAATCACCTAATAACCTACCATACTTATCATCAATTGTTGTTTTAACAATTTGAGTGCTACCGACAGGTAGGAGTTGCTGCACAACTGATTTACTAGCTAAACCAAAGACTTTTTCTATTAAATCAGTTGTTTTACTCTCAGGAGTATCAATACCTAAGAGTCTTATATTAAGATTTTTAATACATATATTAAAACCAGCATCAATATCAACCTTTACAGTATCACCATCAATTACCTCTAAGATTGTACATTTATATTGATACATTATAATTATTTAATATTCGAAACTAATATAGACAAAACCTCGTAATGATATATCATTACGAGGTTTAAAAAATTTAAAATACTAACTATGAATGTTTTAAATTTGATTGTACAGCATTAATAATAGCTGTTTCTAACTCGAATTCATCATATACTGGCATACCAAGTTTTTTTAAATCATTAACAATCGTTTTAGCTGAATTCTTAATATAAGATTCATATTTTGCGTCGTTACCTTTTGTTGCTCCTTGAGCAATATCTTCTTGTCCTGCGGCTGACATCTCAGCACCTTTTGCTGCTAATGTACCAGGTCCTGTTGCTGCAGTAGGGTCAATGCCAAGACCTCGTGCGACGCCAGTAGCAGCACCAGTAATTGCACTACCTGCTTTTTGTTTTAATTTACCTTTAAGTTGTTGTCCGGCACCTTGTACGGCACCCATGGCTTGAGATCCTCTTGCTTTTAATCTATCGAACAATCCCTCTTCAAGGATTTGATCGTAAGCTCCTATTAATTTTTGTTCATCTAGTTTATGATTAATCATATTATTATTTATTTATAATCTTGTAAACCTTTTAAGTATTCGTGGTTATTTGCACTTACAGCCGGATCTGCAGAAGTTGAACTAGATTTAATGTCTGTGTTAGACATAGCGAGACTAATATTTGTATCACTAAGTTTACCATTACCTTTATCTGTTTTATTTGAGATATGGTCTTGCTTTTCAAGTTCTTTAGGTTTAACATTAACATCATTAGGGCGCCGCATAGCGTCAGGAATGGGAGGTAAATTAGGGTAGTAAGAAACAGGAGTACCTAACTCTGGAGAAATATTAACGTAATGAGAATAACGGCCTCCACCATTATCAACAGCGAGTGTTAAAGATACATCAGCAGAGGAGGTTTGAGGATTGCCGGGAAATCTAGGAGAAGTGGTGTCTTTTATTCCGACCACTCTGACATGTAGACCAGTTTCTATCATTTGATCTATAAGCTCTTGACTATTATAGCCAAGCTTTTTATAACCTTCAGATGACTTAAAGTTATCGTTAAACTTAAACACATCACCAACAAGAAACCCTCCTCTCTCAAATCTAGATAAGTACGTCTCAACTAAAGTTAAATATTTTTTCCCCATAACTTTATTTATGCCATATAATAAATAATTATATGGAATTTAATAAACTAGTAGCAGAGATTTTACTAGAAAAAGCAGGATCGCGCTGTACAAAAGTTACAAAGCAACAATCATCTACTAGATCTGATAAAAAATATATGAGATGTGTTAGAGTAGACGGTAAGCTTAAACGTGTACATTACGGTGACCCAAATTTAAGAATAAAAAAATCTAACCCTAAAAAGCGCAAGGCTTTCAGGGCTAGACATAAGTGTTCTTCTGCTAAACCAGGTACTGCTAAAGCATTATCATGCGCTAACTGGTAATATACGCTTACTCCGTACATAGCTTCTAACGATATTTAGAGCTTCCATAATTTTAATTTCTTCTGCTGTTGCAGTTTGAACAAATTCATCATGACCATGCGAACTATAGACACCTCTTACCCAACAAGGAATAGAATTAACATTCGTTATAAATGCTCCAATAGTCATATTAAATGAGTTAGTTATATACTCATCAAGATACTTTACAAGTGAGATAGGAGTGACTTCAACAGTAATATCTTTCTTTTCAATATAGGTAACCGGAATTTTCATAATTTAATTATATCTTAGTTCGTTTAAAACTAACAATTAATTTATATAGTATGCCTGATGTTGTTATTAAATAATTATAAATGGCTATAAGATTAGATATAGTTAAACCAACAACAGCAGTAGAAACAGCGCGTAAAGCAGGATACTTATATAAAGATATTCGGTTTGACTTAAAAACATCATACGGTGCAAAAGGAGGTGAGCTACTACGATCAAGTAGTGTAAAAGATTTAGAAGCAATATATGATGTTAATGCAGTTATTACAGCTTTAAAAAATATACTTACCACATCACCTGGTGAAAAGCTTTTAAATCCAACTTTTGGTCTCGATTTACGTGATTATTTATTTGAAACAGTATCAGAAGTAAAGGCATATTTTTTAGCTCAAAAAATCTTATTTGGTTTACCAGCACAAGAACCAAGAGTAGTAATAGAGTATATTAATGTTGTAGCTTTAATAGATGAAATGGAATATGATATTGATATAAATCTATCTGTACCCTCCTTAAACGTTTATGGGGTATCTTTAAAAACAGCCTTAAATAATGGAGGATATATATTTAAATAATTATGAGTGTTAAAAATTTTACTGAGTATAACTTACCTCAAGAAGCGTATGCGACTTTTGACGCAACAACGTTAAAGGCTTTAATTATAAATAAATTAAATGAATCTGAAGTTTTTAGAGATCAAAATTTTGAAGGTTCAAATATAAATTCTTTTATAGATATAGTAGCGTACATGTATCATGTATTATTATTTTATTTGAATACAACTGCATCAGAATCTACATTTACAACAGCAGAATTATATGAAAATATAAATAAACTAGTATCCAATATTGGCTATAAGCCCACCGGTAAACAAACCTCGCTCGTTAATATAGATTTGACTGGATCATCTTCATTAGGACCAGGTCAATATAGCATTAAGCGGTTTTCATATTTGTCTAAAGACGGTGTTAGCTACACGACACTTAAAGACATATCATTTGAGAAAACAACTGCAAGTAATGAAGGATTATCTATTAGTAATAGTATGCTTTATCAAGGAAATATTATAGAGCATCCAGTTTATACATCTATTGGAGAACCTTTTGAAGTTATTAAAATAATTAATAGGAATACTGATATTAAAACTAATACAGATAATAAATTTATTGCAGATAATACTTTTACTATATTTGTTAAAAGTCGGAATACGGACACTTGGCAGGAATGGACGGAAACATCTTCTTTATTCTTGGAGTCAGCTGGAAGTTTAAAGTTTGAAAAACGTTATAATGAGAATGGTAATTATGAATTTAAATTTGGTAATGGTTTAAATGGTAAACAACTTCAAGTTGATGATAAAGTTCAAATATTTTATATTAAATCTGATGATACCATAGGATATGTTTCTGCTAATGGTTTAAACGGTAGCAACTTTATCATCTATAATACACCTACATTTAGTGAAATAAGTTCAAATATATATAGTGCGGATAATAATTTTATAAGCTCTTTAAATACATCATATATAACAGCTAATAACTTAAATGAATCTATAGCCGTATCTAGCGCTGAAACGGCGGAAGAAATTAAAAATAACGCGCCAAAATTATTTTCCCTACAAAATAGATTAGTTACAAGTGTAGACTATGAGAATTTCATAACTAAAAAGTTTAATGGATTTATTCAATCTGTAAAAGCAATATCAAATGATATTTATACAAATAAAGTATTAAAATATTACTATGATATAGGTCTCAATAGACCTAACGAAGATAGTAGAGTACTATTCAACCAAGTAAGATATGCAAATTCGACTTCATTTAATAATGTAAACTTATTTTCTGTACCTAAGAATTCAATTATTAACGAACAAATTCCAAACTATACAAATCCTACGCAAAAACAATTAATTCTTAGTGAGTGTAATAATATTAAGGACATTACTCACAATATAGTATTTGCAGATCCGATTTTTAAAGCATTTGCTTTAGGTGTTGCATCTAATAGTGAAACTGTATTAACTGAAGTATTAGCAGAAACAAAATTAGTTATATATAAAGACCGTGATAATGTTGTTAATGTATCTAATTTAAAATCTAATATACAGGGTATTTTTAAATCTGCTTTTAATAAAATATTATTAGGCTCGACAGTTAATGTAAGTGAAATACAAAACAATATTTTAAATATCTACGGTGTAAAAAGAGTAGGTACAAGACGTGTTGTTGCAGGTGTGACCTATGAAACACCGTTACTAAGTTTTATTGTTTGGAACCCATTATATCAGTATAATGATATAATGATAACATCAAAGGACTATAAATTAGAAGACTTTCAATATGCATATTTTTATAAAGTGTCTGATATAGTTAATAATATAATTATTGAGAACGGCTAATACCTCATCCGACTATAAATATAAATAAATGGCGAGTACCTCTATATATCAAGATTATGGAATTATAAATACAACGTACTCGTATTTTTATACATATAACTACACAGGTAATTTAGCCTTATCAAGTTACGCTTTGCCATTTGCAGAGTTTGTCTTTGTACCGAGATTACAGGGTATTGATGATGTATTTTCAAGTAAGCGTATAGTGTGGGATTATGGTGATGGTACAATATCAGAGTCTGTAACTGGTCGACACGCTTACTTACTACCTGGAGAGTATAAAGTAACATGCTATTTATATGATAGAGTAGGTGAATCTTATATAGATTCCTTTTCTCAGCATGTTACGGTATACAATTATCTTACAAATAATATAACATTATCTACGAGTAGTAATTTGATATTAACAGCAGGTAAAATTACTAATCCAGTTAAAGTTATAAGATCTACTTCTTATCAATCATATAATACTTTAAATAATCTAGATATAATACCTTTTGCAGACGGTGCTACAGATAACTATTTTGATACTAATATTGACAATACTTATTATAATCATTTATATCCATACTCATCATTCTATACATTAGAGACAGGGTTAAAAAATTTAACAGAGTTTGTTGAGATAACTTCATTTAAGACAACGTCAGAAAAATTATATTGTAAGTTAGCAGGTAAAGTAATTATAAATTGTTTAGAAACAGATGAAGATTCATTTTTATACGGTACATCAGGCGATGCTTTAGTATACTTTAAAAGTGATATGCCATTAAGTTCTGTTAAACTTTGTTTTGGTTATTCGCCTAGTGAACTTTTACCATATACAAATACAGCAACAGCTTCTGTAACTGCAAAAGTAGTTAAAAATCTGGATTACAATCATTTATCTATTACTTCTAATGGCGTAGATGCGGAAGGTAATACAAGTACGTCTTTTGATATTAATCCTATAAAATTTAGTAATTCTCTTATTAGTTTTGTTATAAAAGTAAAAGATACAGAAAACTACACTATAAAAAATAGTCTATCTCTTAATAGCTCTAATACAACGGTTGTACTAACGAATGGTGCGAGTATATTTTCGGCTCAGTTTTTATATTCATCTAATTTTAATTTAAGTGGCGTATTAAAAGGTACGTTTAAATATAACACAACCCAGACTACAGCTAATTTATTTTTATCAGCGCGAACTACTATTAATGGGAGTGCCTTAACAGGTAGATCAAGCACATTTACCATATATCCATCTGGCGGAGTTTATACTATTGCGAAACATGGAGAGGATATAGATATGGGTCAGAAATTTAGAGAGATATCTATTCAACCCTTATTTAATGATAATTATAATCTATACAATAAGTTTTTAGACTATGCTGTTGGAACTATCTCCTCAGATCAATCTAGTTTAGGTAAAGTTACGTATGAAAAGATTACTAACTTTATATCTAATAATAGTGTATTAGATTACGCTAATATTAGTAATTTAATATCAATTCTTCAAGAATATAATATTGATTATCAGCGATATAATTCCTCTAACTATAACTATCCAGCTGAGTTAACTAGACTTATAGATATACTATCTATAAACAAAAGTAGACTTTATGGTTCACAAAATCAGTATGCAGAGAACTTTAATAATTATGGATATGTTAATAGTAATATATATGGCTTTAATTTAGGAGCTGAACTATCAATTTATGATAAGATTACTGCAGGACAGGATATTGTTGCTTATGAAAAATATAGTAACACATATAAACGACTAAACACCTATCAACCCGTTAGTGCTGTTGGAGTGATGTCTAAAACTTATGTTATAAGTGCATATAATAATACCTGGGGATGGGGACTTGTAGTAGATCCAACAGCGAGCGGTAGAAGACTCAATGAGTATTATACTTTTTATAAATATATAACAGGCGCAGAGGGCACTATATATGATAGTGTTATAAATTTTACAGATCAAAATAACACACTTAGTTTTAATACATCTTCATACAATGACTGGTCGAAAGAAAATGGTGTGATTTCAAACATTCTATCAAATCAATTATACAAAAGCTTACAGCTAATACAATAATGAATGAATAAATAAATTAAATGTCATCAGTAATAACATATAATTCTGCTATAATTAGTAACTCGATTACTAATCCAGATGTAGATAAATCAGCTGCTGCAGATAATAGTAGTCCTTATTCATTTTTACAGTTTATAACAATAACGCGTGTAGATTATACTCCTGAAGAGTATAATAACTTTTATATATCATATTTAAAAGATTGGTCGAAAATAAAGAACAACAGTAGCACAACAGAACAAAAAAGTTTTGTTGAGTATTATGTAGAGTTCTTAAAAGAGATTGTTCTAACATACGCAACAAACCAAGAACGTAAATTTTTATCTACTATTAACTTTGATGATCCAGCTGATTTAGACGTAGCAATACCTTTCTTTACAGACAAAATTAGACAAATTATTCTCTTTTATAAATCAAAGCGTGATGATGCAAAGTACGTTATTGATAGAAATAAAATAAAAGGTAGTTCTACATCAATTGAGAAGGGATTATTTGATAGTATATACAATTACCTATTTGCAGCTCAAGATCAACCGCAATATTCTGATCTAGGTAAATCGTTAGCAAGTATAAGAGAGTCTCTTAATATTGATATACTCGAATATGTAGATGTATACGGTAATTACTTTGATATTCCAAATCTACCTAAATCTACAGAAACAAGCCTGCAAAGAATAAATTACTATACTTCAAATATAAATGAAGTAGATACAGCTTTATTTTTAAGTGATAGTTACCAGCAAATATTTGGTAGTACTGCATTTTTAAATGAAATACCTCTAATAGTAAACGTTACGTTAAAGTTTGACGCAATATGTAATACTGATAATCCGTTAGCTTTACTACAAAATAATGACATAAGTGGAATATCTACAAGTGATGTTATTGTATATAGAAAGAAACTTCTCGAGAAATATTTGGGTGCAGATCTACATTATATAGATACTAGTAATAACACCACTGTTACAGGTATATTAGTTAGAGCGGAGACGCCTTTTAATAATATTAATAATTTACAGCAAGCAAATACAGCTACAGTACAGTCTAACGAAGCGATATTGCTCAGAAATTTAGGTTTATTTTTTAATACAGACAGTCAAGGTATATTTCAGTTAAATGCTAATAATTTTACATATAGTATTGATTATACTAAGCTTGAACCTAACAAAATTTATATATTTCCAGATCCAAATAAATATGGTAACGTAACTATTAATAACCAATTAGATTATCCTTTAGTATATATTTATGATTATAGATTTGATGTAAAAAACGTATCGAGTGGATTTGCGAGTGGTACTCCTAAAATAAACAGTAGCGATCAAACATTTGCACCTTATTATGCTTCTGAGCAATCATATACTCAATCTATAACAAATGATATAAATTTAAACTTTAGTGATTTATATAATAAAGGCTATATAACTGCATTACAGTATGATATATATGGTAATAGTTATGCACTATTTAAGGATAAATTAGGACACACTTTTAAATCTGTAGAAACTTTAGAAGATGAAGCTATTAAGAGTTTACTGTTAGATGGTCACGTATTTCGCGATGAAGTAGAAGGTATAAATTTTAACTATAGTACTGCCTCTGTAGTTGGTAATACTTTTAGAAGCGGTCTATCTACTATTACTACTAATAGTTTAAGTGCTAGTGGATTTTCATCTCTTAGTTCATCTTATCTTACTTTATTCTTTAGAGAATTTACACCATATACAGAATTAATACAGAACTCGAGAAATATAATACCTAAAATTAAAGACGGGGGTGAGTTTACGTTCGCAGATAATATGGCATTGCCTGATAGTTATGCTACTTTGTGGCCAGATGATTATGGTAACGGTACTTATTACTATAATGAATTAGCTGAAGCAGGTGTTTCGAGTTTAAATCCTGTAACCCGGGCAATAGATCTATCTATAACACCGAGTTTAACTGCATCTTTTGTTTATGATGTAAGATCTGTCTTATCTGCTGCTAATGTTGAAGAGTATAACTGTGGTTACTATAGTGATGAAATAGTGATACCAAATGATAATATTTATAAAGATCAAATTCCTTTTAATAATACAGTTTACGATTATGGTCTTACAACTCTATCTACTCTATCAGGTGTAAATGAATTAAAGTCACAAGCTGTAAAAGATCGACTCCAAGGTAGTATTTTTATACAGCAAGGCACAAGTACACTGTCTATTCCTTTATCTACTGCACTTACTAGTACGTTTAGTAAGTATAATGCTGGTGTACAAACGGAAGTATATACAGCAGCTAAAAACTTAGAGATTTTTTATAATACAATATGTATAGAAACTCCTAATTATCTTGTTTTTGATAAAGTTCTGTATGAAGATGGAAGTTTCCAAAAACCATCTACTTCTAATCTAGTTTATACTATTAGCTCAAGCTCTACTCTACAAGCTTTTTCTAATAGATTATTTATCGAAAAAGATAAAACAGTTACATTCTGTGTTATGTATCCGAGGATTCAGTCTTCAACAGGTCTTATAACAGAAAATACTGCAGATAATATTATAAAAATTTATAATAATAATAATAAAATCTTTATACCGGATATATACCAATATAATATTACTGATAATATTACTGAGAAAATATTTCCAATTACTTCTCAAATACCTATTATATCAAGTGTGTTTACTTTATCTGCTGTGTTTAATAGCGATACTAACTTTAATATAGTAAAAATTCAAAAACCTATAATAACTTATAACTCATTAAACGATATATATAAGTTAACCTATATATGCACTGATAATAATAATCTTTTCCACTTACTCGACTACAGCTTTAATATAGATCAAAATAAAGTTGTCACGTTTATTGATTGTAAATATTTTAATCACAATAATACTGTAAGGACGTCAGATTTTGTTAATTATACTTTTGCAACTATAAAATCTAACTTGGGTACATATACATTATCTGGAAATCAAATCATAATATGAAAAATATTAGTATATATTACAATTTAACGAGTACTACAGGAGATATGCAGAAAATACTGCCGACGGTCTCTGTTAAAGGTAAGACTTCAATCACTTTTGTACTTACTGGTATAAATGAAACGAGTAATTATGCTACTTATCTTATTATTAATTACGGAGACTCGGCTAATAATATACATATAAAAAAGGATTTAATATACGATTATAAAAATAAAAGTATCTTTAATGAAGTTCTTTTTAATAAGACTGGCGGGACAATAATGAGTATGTATACAAATACATATTCTAATGATACGGCAAATTTTAATAAGCCTATAACGGTACAGTTTTTAATTACATTTAAAGACGGTAGTAAAACTCTATTTATACAGCCTCTTAATATATATAATTCATCATATTATGATGAAATCGGTGAATTGAGTATAATAAGCAGTCAGATATCTCCTTTATCTACTAATAATACATTTGTTAACTTAGAAGGCAAGATAAATAAACAAACATACGTCAGTATTCTACAGTTGCCAACTAGTATTGAATTAATAAATCCGGATAATGGTTATCAATTTCTTTATAGTCCATCCTATGAGCAAATCATTTATAGTCCTACGACTAATTTAAAAATACAAACTAAAATTCAATGAGTACATACTTAAAACCAGAAGCAGATAGACTTTTTGTCGAAGGTCTAACACCAACTAGTAGTGATCAAGCATGGGGACAAACCAGACTCGGGCTACTTCCTATTAAAATACAAAACCTTGGAGATGCTAATGCAACTATTGCTGCTGGTACTACTATAGCAAGATTAACTGCAACATTAACACAACCTAGAATATATACTTTACCTAGCCCTGCTAGTTATCCTAATGGAAATACATTAATATTTTCAGATGTTAATGGTCTGTTAAATACTACCAATTATGCTACTTTATATGCTGGTGCTGCTACTATTAATGGAGCTTCTAGTAAAGTTATAAACATACCATATGCATCTCCAAGTTTAAATAGTAATGGATTGAATGAGTGGGTATCAGACTTTAATCCTCCGGAGTATGGATATGTATTATTGAAACAAGGTAACAATGTCAAAAAATTCGAATCGTCTGCTGATACTAATGTTGCTAGAATGGATGCATTGAAAAAGGCATTACAATATGCACAACTTACTCCATCAATTCCTGCTGTTGCAGAACTGTCACAAGGGGGTTTTAGAATTCCTTCAGGATTTCCTTTATCCACATATGTATCAAATACGGTAATTGAATTTAGTGAAGGTTCTTTTGTCGATTATGAAAATCCAGAAGATGCTACATCAGATTATGCATTTTACACAGGTCCTAGAAATGTATTGAATTTTGGAGCATTGCCGACTTCTGATGATTTTAATGCAGGTGCTACGGCTGTCGACTGTTTATCTGCTCTTAAATCTGCATACAATTCGTTACCACGTTATTTAGATGGAGATAATCCTAAGCCTATCACCGGTACATGGTCTGGGGAAACTCCTCCACCACTTAAAGGAAATGGAACAGAATATACTACTACAGCAGTGGGATTTGCAGCAGGTACGACTTCTATTCCTGTTATCGCAGGTACTGGCAATGTTCTTGTTGGTGATATTATTACCTTTAATAGTGACAGCTATGAATATACTGTGACCGCTGGAGTATCTGCACCAGGAACTATTACCATCGCTTCTCCCGGTTTAATACAGGCTATTCCGCCTAATGCGGTAGTATATATAAAAGGTCAGGGTACCCCTCTTCGTCTTGGAACTATATATTTTCCTGCAAAATCTTGTGTAAGCACTATTTATTACACTTCAGATACTTGGTATATTTACGGTGGAGTTGGGTTAATAGGAGAAAACAAACATGTATTTATTAACTTTAAAAATAATGTTGCAACTGCTTTTGAAAAATATGTAGTGTATATGTTATCTAATGAATCACACGGTCCTGGTGCTGCAAATACATTTAATGCATATATCAATAACATAAGTATTAGGGGTAATAGAGACTATAACGCATACAGTAGTGGATTAAGATTTTCATGTGCGCAAAGAGGGGTAATTGAATGGTTAGGAGTTTATGAATGTAGTCTAAGAGGATTTGTGACCGAAATTAACGGAGGTTCTATCGATGTAGGATACTTAAACGTTGAGGGTATTACTCGTGGTCCAGGAATAAGTTTATATACATGTTATAATTTTTCAGCGAATCAAATAGTTTCATCATTTATTAACAGATACCAATGGGCAAAGGACAGTAATGGGGATTATTATCCTGCACTCTATGCTAAAAATTGTCAAGGAACTAATATTCAAGCATTTCAGGCAGAAGATGCAGTCAACGGAGCACAATTTGTAAATTGTAATGGGGTAAATATACCGGTTTTTCAGGCAGGTAAATACACCACAGCAATTACTAACGTCACAAACACCTCTACCATGTTTGTAACAGCATCTGGTCACGGAAGATCTACTGGTGATAAGGTAACAATTACTGGAGTTCAAGGGAATACTAATGCAAATGTGACTAATGCATCTATTAGTGCTATAGATATCAATACATTTGCATTAACTGGATTATCTGGTAATGCTGCATACACTGGAGGAGGTGTTTATCTTCCTGGTAATAATGCAGGAGTATTAAATGTAGATAGTGATATGATTGAACTTGGTTTACATATCGGTTCCTCTACATGGGCATATTTTAATAAAACAAATACAGCTTATAATATAGTAGGCAGTTTATTAGGATCTGCTATAGGCAAATATTCTAATGTCCCTCGCTTGGATGATCGTGTTAGTTTTCTCACTGATGGATCTTTTGAAAGTAGAACGGGTAATGTATCAATTGCCGCAGTAAAGACTTTAGTATTAAGAGGTATGCGGCATAATACATTAATATATAGCTATCCTGTAATAGGGTCTGATGATTCTGTTCTACAAATGTTTGCGGCACCAGGAAGTAATAATTATATCGATGGAGCAGGAAACGCAGATAGTTTATGCATTGGAACAGCTGAGAATAAACCTATGTATTTAAGACCAAATAGAACCACTACCGTATCACTTTGTAGTAACTCTATTAATCTATCGCTTGCTGCTATTCTAACTGCCGATCCCGGTTTAGGAGCACCCGGAACGCTGTGGAGACGCGGAAACTCCTTAATGATTAGTACTGATACTATTCCAGCAGATACATACATATTACCGTTATCAGCAGGAGGTACTGGCTCACCGACAGCATCAGGTGCACGTACTAATATTGGGCTGGGAACGACTGATAGTCCATCATTTTCAGCAATTACGTTAAAAGGTTCTCTTTCAGCAGGCGGTAGTGTCTATGTAAGTAATTCAATTAAGGGCAAACTCACCACCGACAACGCTTTCTCTGCCGTTCCGGGACTGAGCGCCACTGGATTTATCACCTTGTATGACTCGACCGGGACTGCATACAAGGTACTATGCACTCCGTATTCCTAACCTAACTGTATACTCATATAATATCATTACTCTTAATGTACTCTATCGAGATCCTGCATCCAGCTTTGTAAAGTTAAATTTATTATAAGTTTATTCTATCTTATAATTTATAGAGTACCCTGTGTTTTAGGTTTTAGTTATTAAATAATTAAAGTGACTACTCTTCAAAAATATAGCGTTGCATCTATATATACGCCTTCTGCTGTATATAGCGATCCATTTTTTACTTATAATCAAAGAAGTATCTCTTATGATAGTGGGTTTAAATTTACAGAGATAGATGCACTGTCTGGAATCTATGATAGTTCTATAAATAACTATACATCACATTATTTAACAGGTAAAAAGAGTATTAGTGATGTCTTTAAAATACTTACAAAAGAAAACACAATTAATACGTTAACAACGTCATTAATTTTTGCGAGTTTAAGTTCATCTAGAAATTTACAATTTAACAAGTATTTATATACATTTAAGCAGAGCAATTCATCATATAGCAATGATATTAAACCAGCAGGTATATATACTATACCTGTTAATATTTTTGATAATAGCGCTATTTTTGAATTAGAGTTTATAAACGGTAAATATGTCAGAATAAAACATAATAACGGAACAGCAGATTACTATTTAAATTATACTAGTAATAGGATTTGTTTTTATAATTATGAAAGTGATCCACGAACGATAACATACGAAAGAAATGACATGTTTACGTATGAAATAGATGATATAGGATATTTAACATTATATAAAAATATTAGTAGTGGTGATACGCGCGTCTTAATATATGATAACGATAAACTATTTTTTAGTCCTGTTAAAGCAGGGCAGACAATTTCTAGAGTTAGTAGTCTAATTAAAATAGATTATAACTATAAAGATATACAGTATAAAACAGGAACAAGTTGGATAACGTATGATACTAAACGTTTAAATGATTTAATAGCTAACGAGGAAAAAAGTGTTTATGACTTAAAGTCACAGTATTTACTACATACTAATTATAATACTTGTTTAAGTTCTTTTGATTTAAATTATATTACATTAAACAATCAACGTTCAGAGAAAAATTATATAAAGAGTGGTACAAACATGCTTATAGGTAATGTAAATCATCCTGATGTAGATTTCCGTGAATATACTAATATATTTACAGGCAATAATCAGGAGGGAGGAAATAGTAAGATAGCATTAAATTATGTTTTTTATAATAAAGATATAATAATACAGAACGGTACAGATACATTTTTTAAAGCACCATCTAGTATATATCCATATGATAAACTTAATATAAATGACACAGATTTTGTGCAAAATGGAAGCTTAGGAGGTACGTCACCATTTGTATCAGACAAAATTTATATAAATCAAAAGTATAGTACACAGAATAATAATGGTAGATACATGTGCACTTGGTTATCGGCTGATAATCCCGGATCAGCTGGTTTGTGGGTTGATAGATATTATGATGAGAATACAAATATAGATACTCCAATAATAGATTATAAAAGCTCATTAGCAATAGAACCTAATGCGTCATATAAATACGAACGCTTAGGCGAAGCAGATATTAATAATTTTATTAATAATAGTAACCCTATCGTTAGCGGGTTCCCATTTATATATGATATAAACAATGTTCAAACAGCGTATACGGATACAGAGGTAGTATACGATGGTACAAACTATAGCAAATATTTAATTGCAGCGGAAGTAAATCAAACTAACCAATTTACAATATCGTTTGATATATATATTCAACCTAATAAAGATTATGGATTTCAACTCCTTGGTAATAAAACTAACGCGGGGTTTGGCGTTAGAAATAATCAAATTATAACGCCGTTTATATATACATATAGTGGTAAGACTTTATATGTATATAATAGCGATTATACTTTAATAACAACCAGTGTATTTAATTCAGATATAAAAGATATTATTATATATGAACCGCTACAAGACTTTTTTGTAGTGTGTTCTGCGGGCGAAATATATAAGCTAAATGCACAAGCAAATAAAATAAAATTAGAAACAATCCCTAATCTTAATAATTATATTAATTATTTACAAGAAGCAGATAGAATTACATTTTTAACTTCGAGTTCAGGTAGCTGTATAGAGGTCAATCTTAAGACATTGCAACCTACTAATGTAACAAATGCTGTACCGTTTGACAAATATAAAGATACAAAGTATGATTATGCAAAAAGTTTAATTAGATATAATGATACTTTACTATACTTGCCCGGTGAAAAGTTAAAGTATGAGGGATATGGTTCAAATTATATATATTATACAATACGCGATGTAAATCTTATAAAGCATAATTTGCTCAATAATGAATCTGAGGTATTTCTTATTAGTCAGGCTGGAATTACTGACTTTAACATAGATAGTAATAAAAATATTTATATAGGACATAATAATAAGATTAGTGTATATACTACGTTAAGGCAGTTTGTATCTTCTTATCCTTTATCAGCTTATATACCAGCATTATCGGCTGGCGGTAAAGTTTTAAATATTGATTTTGGTAAAGAATACACTTCTACTTCAACTAATACATATGTTACCAACTTAGTAGCAGACACTAATAATAATTTAAATGTTATTAAGTACATCACTTCTGGTAACGCATCAGCCGGATTTGCTAAATTAAGCGGTACAGGTAAGTATAGTGAATATAACAGCTTAACGGCAAGAAGATATACTCAAACTAATTATAACTACTTTAATAATATATATAAGCCTAAAAATATTAGCTTTGAATTAACATTAACTAATTATCTATCAAGCGAAGATATATTAGACACTAGTATTAATTTTGATACATCAAATATTGATACAGGTTATCATACTCTGACATATAGATTTGATTCTTTACAAGGTAACATTACATTATTTGTAAATGGAGTTAGTTATAAAACAGTAAATGTAACACCTGGTAAATATAAAATACAAAATATATTTAACGATGATTTATTTATTGGAACTACAGGATTCTTTAATGGTATTGATCTTGCAACATATCTTAGACAACCAGGATATTACTATACTAAAGATTTTAGAATAAAGAATCTTTTAATATATAATCGACCGGTATCTAATGATATAGTTGCTGCTCTTACATTATTAGGTAAGAAAATTGATCAGTTAGTGTTATCAATGCCAGCAGGTCAGCGTAATAATCTTGAACAGATAGAAAGATTTTTTAAATTTTCACAAACTAATTCAAGTAAGCTTATTGATATATATATTAAGAACTTAAATATTACTAATATTGATTTTCGTAATAATATTATAAATAATATTTTAGCGCAAGCAACCTCCTTACTACCTATTGGGGTAACAATAAACAACATAAACTTTGTAGATTTTAAATGATAAATTATACTAAATACAAAAAATTCTACACTAATGGCGGAGAGTTTTTACTAAATAATGAGAATTATATAGGTGAAGTAGAGATAAATGATGGAGATATACACACATATATAACTAATTACCCGTTAACTATTCAACAATCATTTGCATCAGATATATTAGCATCTGAATTAACCTATGATAGATTAATATCAGATATAATTTCACTACCTTATACATTACATGATATAAATGTAAGTGCTAATGATTATTTAACTTATAATCTTATAAGTGATAAATTAAAGAAGCTACACATAAATAATTCATATGTTTACTCTAGAATGTTTATTCCCAACAACGATTTACCTTCTTCTAATAATGTTAAATTTATAGGTCTATCGGGAATAGGTGATAGTCAGCTTTCCGCCACAAAGTTAGATCTATATGACAACTACAATCAAGCGAGTCGGTTTAATAAAAATCCTAATTTTATAGATCTTGGTAATATTACACATTGTGTATCAAAGCAGTATGATGATAATACAGATACTTTTACTATATTTGGTATAACAAGTAGTAGCTTTGTAAGTTTATCTACTAATAGTGTAGAAACAAACTATATAGAGATATCAAATAAGATAGAGACCATAGAAAACGAACTAACATTTGGTAAGCTAGAAAATATATGCTTAAATGATACTCATGTATTTATATCTGACTCAGCTAATAATGTAATTATTAAGTATGAGGTCGCTGGATATTATAACAATGATAAAGCGTTAGCTAATAAACGAAACTTAATAGAATTAATAGGAGGTACAGGTAGTAGTACAGATCCGTCAAGATTTAACACACCTACTTTTATATGCTGTAATAATAATGATCTGTTAGTATATGATTCTGGTAACTATGTATGTAAAATATTTAGTATAAACTTTAATTATAAGTTACGGTTAGCTGGTCCTCGATTTAAGAGTGAACCTTTAGCAGCAGCAGAGTTTGATAAGTTAGAAAATAGACTCTACGTCTTAACGTATTATAAAGATACTCTAAAAGTCTATATTTATGATAGTGAGTATAAGTTACAGGAAACATATGTATTAGAAGAAAAGCTAGTACAAGATGAAAAAGTTAATAACATAGCTTTTTCTAATAGTAATAATAACTATTGGCATATATGTACTAACTTTAATGTTTACCAGCATTTAAAAAATCGGCCTGATAAAATTGTAGGTAGATATCAAGCTAAACGACTGTTAGCGGAAGATGGTGATACGACTGAAACTACTAATATATGGAATTATGTAGAAATACCGTTTAAAACCGCTAATTTTATATGGAATAAATTATCACCAGGTGGAAATGTAGAAGATTCAGCTTATTTAAGTAATAGTTTTAAAAGTCTTAACATTATGCAGACATCTGCAAGCTATGACAATGTAATCTTGCTTACTCCCTCAAGAATTTATATTTTTGAAGAGCCTTATGTATTTAAACGAGTAACAAAAGCTGAAAATTATGAAAACTATGGAATTAATAATTTTTCACTATCAACAAATGAATATATTCAAGCATCTACAATAAATAAAGAAGTTTATAAAATTATAAGCGACTTATTAACTATTCAAAACAACCTAGTAGGTAGATTTACCGGTAATTATGATTCTCGTAATATATTTACCTTAACAGATTATAATTACAATGTAAATTTAAAAGACTTACCGATTATAGAACAAAATCAGTATTATATCCATGAGAATGAAAAAAATATATTAGGTGTAGTAAATCGAATATTATCAAATATTTATAAGTTGCAGTATGCACTAGTTAATATAACTAATACTGATTACGGTAATAAACTTACACCTGTATTCACATTAGCAGGAACATTAGTAATAGATTAAATGTATTAAATAACTGTATGGCAACCATTAACACACCGCAACTTACCAATACTAACATTAGTGATACGTATTTAGGCGTATTACACGCAAGAGGAGTACCTCTATCAGCTACAGGGCAAACAAAAATTCATGACGGTTCTGGTGAGGTATCAGCATTATCTTTAGGCAGACAAAATCAGGGAGCAAGTATAACAGGATTGCTCTCCGGTAATGCGATTATTAAAGGAAATTCATTGGTTGCTAATGAATTGACTATGCCGAGAATAGATACTGGAGTTGATAACCATATTGTAATTCGGTCTGGTGCAGGTACTCTTGCTTTAGCTAATTTTAATGATGTATTTAATGCTGTAAATAGTAGTTTACCAGATGGAACATATATAAATCCTCGAATTACTGTCTCTAATGGACTGATTACTAGTATTCAAAGTCGTGGAGCAGTACGTAATTATGTTTGGAGAGTTGTTCCGCGTGCTCCTGGCGCTGTGTATCCGTATTTCGCTGACGGCACCGTTGATGGTATTCCTGGTATTGAAGGAGATGTTCAGACAGCAAGTCTGCAGACATTCTTACATAGTGTTTGGCCATTAGGAGTTTCTCCAAACATTACTGGAACTGTGGGTGATATAGCTATTGTCACTCAGTACGGCAAGAAAGTAAATAATCAAAGTAGAATTAGTTTCTATTTTTATGATTTTGAAACATACATATCCACTGCCGTATTTAAAAGAACAGGTAGTTCAAATTTGGCAACTGATTGGGTGAATAATGGTTATGCAAATACAAATTATTATACAGATACAACTTATCAAACATTTGCTACTACTACTACTTTTTCAGCTACAAATTATTTAATATCATGAGAATTAATAATGTAATTAAAAATAGTCAAGATATTATCAAATATATTAATTCTAAAGATTTTATATTTGATAATAGAGAAGTAAACGAAGAAAAAAGACTCGAATTTAAAGATGTTTTTGGATCTAGTAGATTTTCCTCTCTTCGATCGGTTAATTTTGACGATACGCTATATAATTTAATAAACTCTAATTTTTCTGACAGTGAACGCGTTGTATTTGATTTTATGCAAATACAACGTTATCAAGAAGGTGATTATATCTTACCTCATAAGGATAACTATTTATCTAAGCTAAGATTATTTCAATTAAGTACTAATACGCTCAATGGATTAACAATCCAAGAAAAAGATGCATATAAATTCTATGAAGATATAGCTGGAAGTGAAATTAAATTTAATAGAAACGCATATCATTGGGTACACCCTACAAGAGGTGAAGTCAGATATACTTTAGTTATTGGACTTGTTAATTAATTGTACTAAATAGATGTATGGTAGGTGTATTTAATTCATCAGATAAGCAATTTTTGTTCTTTACAGAAAAAGCAGATTGGCATATTAGTACTAATTTTTTAATTAAAGAATATCCAGAACATACTGATTTAACTCTGTATGATTACATAGGTGATTTTGACACAGGTCAGCTATATAATGTAAAGACTGATGAATATGCGAAAATAATTCAGTCAAATATAGCTATTATACATGAATCAGAACTAAAGCAAAAAACTCATGAGCGTATTATTCAAAAACACGGTTATGATGTGTATACTCAGCTTAATATTATTAGAGAAGCTCTATTTAACTTAAAAGCACCTAATTCTCTATCTACTCCAGCTTTTGAAAAAATGCATACGACTATAACAGCAGAGCTAAATCACCTAAAAGACACAATTGTAGAATATAAAGATGATCCTGAGACGTTATTTGTAACAGAACAAGAAGAAAAAACCTTATCTTTAATGCAACCACCATTAAGCTTATAAATAAATATAAATGCCAGACATAACAATTGTAAAGTTAAAAATAAGACGCGGATCTGATGCACAACGTCAGGGAGTTATATTAGAGCAGGGCGAATTAGGATATACTACAGATACAAAACGAGTATTTGTGGGAGATGGTTTATTACCAGGTGGTACTGCAGTAGGTAATATTGCATACTTACCAGGTACAACTCCTAATTATAGATTGACGCTTACATCTGCTGTATTAGGCGATATAGTGAAAGATCAAAATATATTATATCAGCTTACAAGTCCAGATTATACTCAGACGGGCTCATGGACTATCTTAAGCCCAATTACTGATAATATATCACTACAATATAACGGTAATAATGAGTTAATTATTAAGGATAATGGAATAAGCGGAATTAAATTTGCAAGTACTGCAGCTTATGCATCTGGTGGCTTAGTTGCTACTAAAACTAATGGCTTATCTGCAAATGTTGATAATAGTACTATTGTATTAAACTCTAGTAACCAATATAAATTAGCGGTTGGCTCTATAAATGCAAGTAATATACCTAATTCAATTTTAGGCAGAGGGTTAGAAGGTGGTAGTGGTAGTGTTGTGCAAATTAACGAAGATCCCGCTACATTTGGTTATAATGGCTCTAATCAACTTACATTAACAGCTTTACCTGCGGGTATTGTAACAACAACCTCATTAAGTAGCGGAATGATTGGAGCTGGCTTATCTATATCTAGTAATAAGCTTGTAACTAATTTACAAGCTGTAGATGGTGTAACTATTGAGCTTGCATCAAATGCCGTTAAGTTAAAACAAATCATTACTAATGGCGGAACGCTCTTTGATAATGTAACCTATAATCAGTACGGACAAATAACAGGTAAATCATCGTTAATATATGCAAATTTATCAGGTAAAAATCTATCATCACCATTGTCAATATTTAATGGACATATAGATCAGTTAGTATATAGTAACCAAACATTATTAACTGCAATGTCTGCAAATCCTGTTAATCCAGCGATATCGTCTACTATAACATTAAGCTCAGCAGGATTTATGTCATTACTTACTCCTATGGGCAGAGTAGCTATACCCATCTTTAAATATTAATATATAATTTTATGGCGAAAAAAATAGAAATTCTTGAAAATACTTTATTAAAACTACTTGTACGGCGAGGTTCCGATGCAGACAGACAGCAAGTTGTATTATCAGAAGGTGAATTAGGTTATACTACTGATACAGAACGGTTGTATGTAGGAGATAATCAAAATCCTGGCGGTAATCTTGTAGGTAACCTTTTTAAAGGTTCTGTTGCAGATATTACATTATTAGCTAATGTTTTAATAGGAGATTTAGCATACTCTACAAGTACAAACAAGTTATACAGATTAAAAAATTCCAATAGTGCTATTTTAGCAAATTGGGAAGAAGTAGGTGGTGTTTATTCAAAAGCTAATAATAGTATTGTTATATCTTCCGCTAATAGTATTAGTGTAGGTACTCTATCTGCAGGTAATTTTTCTTCAAATGCGTTAGGTAACTCACTTGAACTTGATTCTAACAATAAAATATCTTTAAGTTCTACTAATATTAAGACAAACCGTATATCTACATATGATTCGTCTTATCTGACACTACCTGCAGGTTTATCGATTAATTCAATTAATTATAACTGGCCTACCGGTGGTGTTGGCACAGAGTTAGTATTAACTACTGATATAGCAGGTAATTTATCATGGAAACCATCATTAGTTAATACAACATTGTTTGTTGCGGGTACTGCAGGTCAAATACCAGTAGGTACTATAATGCCGTTTGTGTCAGCCGCTAATGCTCCAACCGGTTGGTTATTATGTAACGGTCAATTAGTATTAGGTTCAGCATATCCTTATTTATCTGCTGTAATTAAAACGACATTTGGTGGTAGTGGTGCAAGTTTTAATGTTCCTAATTTAATTAATAAGACAATATATGGAGTGTCGAACAACCCTGGTAGTTCAACTGTATATACACTTTGCGCGAGCACAACAACTACAGGAGCATTAAGTGCAACAGGTATGTTGTATATTATCAAAGCGGTTCCTGATAATATTGTACAGTCAACCATAACAATTAGTAATGGTTTAACAGCGACAGTAAATAATGTAGCATCTACCGGATCTACAGTATCTACACTAACCGGTAATTTAGCTGTTGGGCTGCCACCTCTACTTTCAGCGGTTACAGTACATTGTAAAACTGATGATTTTTTAGTCGATACTTATGGTAGAGTAACTCAGGTTGTATCACAAGATGTTAGTTCTGCAGGTAAGATTACTACAGTATTACCACAAAATACTCAAGTTATTAATCAAACATCACCTATAGTATTTTTTAAAAATCCGGTTACTATATATAACAAAGACGCAGGATTTCCCCCACCAGTGGAAACATATTACTCGTTTAAGACTGCAGTTACTGCATATCCATATATTACAGGGATAACGGATCCTATGGGTGTAAATACTACACTCGTTACTGGTCTATCTGTTACGCCTGCAGCATCAGTACCATATAATGCAAAGAATTTAATTATTGAAACAAGCATTCGTAAGGATGCTTGGGGGCCACCCTCTCAATTATATATTGTAGCGGCTCCAAATTTTGATTTATTAGATAGTGGAAATACTGGAAGTCCAACTGATGATGAATATGGTTTAGCTACTGGTTGGGCAGAAGGTAACTTTGATCATCAAGCAAACCTAACACAAACATTTATACCTCTTTCAGGAGATAGTTCTGGAAAATTGATATTTGGATTAAGAATGAATTTAAATCATCTGATTACAGCTAAAATAAGAATAGTAGGTTATACATTATGAATGAATTAATAGTTGAGGGTATTGAGAAGGCAGATTTTTTATTAATGCATGAATGTCTATCAAATATGACGTTTACTGTACATGATAATCAAAAATTAAATGATGTTACAAAATTGATAAAAAAATTAGAAGAAGTTATAAGCTGTTTTGATTATTAAATAACTATGTGAAAGTTAAAAGTCGCATAGTAGCCTTAGGAGAAGAATTTACTGATTCTCTTATTGTAGATCCTAAGCGAGGTAGTATTGTGATTAATTTAAAGACGGAGTTATTAAAGACTTTAGTTAAAGAGTATAAAAAACTTAATTATAAATTAGTACACTCTAGTAGCTTTGCTGAATCTAATACTGTTACATGTGTGTTTATAAAAGATTCTTAAATTAAATATGATATATGGAGTATCCGATTAGCAATTCTAATACGAAAGTCATTCAATTCTTTGAAAAAGACTTTACACCGTATTCTGATATCGTCTGGTCATTTGATTACTATGTCGCAAATATAGCAGCAGATACTCAGTTAGGATTCTGCATATTCCTGCAAGATGCTTATAATTTACCTCTTTCAGCGTATTTAGGTGGTAATAGAACAATAGATTTAGGTTATTCAGGGTTATCAGCTAAAAATACATCATGGACGATTGCTTCGTCATTAAGTGCAGGTTTATCCGGAGCTTTAATAGGTGTTGGCTTTGATAGTACGGGTTGTTTTGCTGTATCAGCTACTTCTAGCTTGTCTGCAGTACGTGATGGTGTATCGGATAATCAGCGTATTAGCAATTCTATTTCTATAAGAGGTGCTGCTCCATATTATAAATATAGTGAATATAACATTAATCGGAGATTATCAGCTTATAATTTTAATGTTGTTGATAGCAATAAAAAAACAATAAGAGCGCGTTTAGGTAATGTAGGTAGAACATTATATATAGACTATCGGTATTCTGCTAACGAGGATTTTATAAACATTTTAACACAAGATGTTACTTTTACAATTGCCCCTAGCAGTAGGATAAGACCCGGAATAACCTTCGCTACGCAGGTCTCTGGCAGTAGTAGTGTGACTAGAGTCTTTTTTGGAAATCTAACGGTAGAAGGTAAATATGAAAGTCCTGAAATACAGTATATTAATACATTTCAACCGCTAACAACATTTTCTTTAAATACTACAGCTTGTTTAATATCTGGCTGCCCGTATGTTGATCCAATATTAGTAACACCAACAGCTCTACCTAAATTATTGATTGTAGATCCTAGTACTGTAGTTAATAACGATAATATAGAGCAGGCAGCAGATAATGCTAATATTTCTCTGCAGTTTAAATATGCTATAAATGGTAGTTATGGTATAACTGAAAATACAGTTGTTTATACTACATCTCATGACTATTTTAATTACGGGTATAAATTAAATATAATTGGACCGTGTACAAATACTGCTTTATATAGAACAGATTATTTTAATTATGCGTCTGTAGATAATTCGTTACTATTGTCTCTATCTAGTTTAGATGTGGGTAGTAAGTGGCAATTAGTAACTAAGACAGGTATATATTATAGTGAGAATAATATTAGACCAGTGGGTATATATTCAAGTGCGACTACTTTATTAACAGCTTTTACTATTACATACGCAAATGAATAAATTAAATTTTAACATAGGATTATTAGGTGAGTATAAGGTAAAAATTACCAATAAAAATACTGTAAAATATGAAAGTGCATGGTGTAAAAATACTATTCTTTCTGGAGGATTAGCTTCTTTATATAATAATAATATTACTGATCTTTTAACGTACGTAGATTTTGGTACGAGTACTGATTTAAAAGGTTCTTTAGGATATAAACTTTCTGGCGTCATTGCGCCTCAATTAGATAGTAATTTTCTTAATGTTCAACGGAGTACAGCGAATACATCTTATGAAAACTTAAGTACAGTTATACATTATAATGTATATAATACCTATCGAGCAACTACAGATTTAGAACTAAATGAATTTGGTATTAAACGAGATATAAATTCTAGCTCGTTTGCAAGAAATGTGTTTACTAACCCTATTTTAATAAGTAAAGACGATAGTTTAGAATTTACATATAGGCTTAAATTAAATTGGAATACAAACAGTAAAACATCACTACAATTTAATACTCTAGATAATTATACATACTATGTACCTATTACAAGTCAAGTATATCAAGTGCCTTATAATGATAGAACGTATAAATCAGGTAGTACTTTAATTCTTTGTAAAAATAATGAAAGTTTACCACAATTTGGACGTAATTATCCTGATCCTATAATTTATGGTATAATAAATAAGTCGTATTCTACTTTCAATTCTACTGAATTAGGCAATTCTATTAACCATAATACACGTACCTATACAGTTTCTACAGCTTTTTATAATATATCTTCTACTCCGTTAGGGATTTATAAAGATATTAACTCTTTAATACTAACAAGAGATAATACGATAGACAGAACAAGTAAATTCTTTATATCAAGATTAAAATTTCCGCTTGTTTTATATCGTACACCCATTAACGCTGTAAGTAGCCTTAATATTAACTGCGAATGCTGTGAGTCAAGTGATATATATTCAGGAAACACAAGCTATATAGGAGTTTCAAGCTTAATAAACTTTTTTAATTACTATATAAATTATAGTTGGTCTGAAGCTTAAGAAAATAAGCAAGCAAAGTAATATTCCCAAAGTTTGTAATATTTAAGATATACACCAGATGTATATATGTTTTTATTCCATGGCTTATATTCAGCTCCTGTAAAATGAATAATAGATTGTTGTGCTGGTATATATTTAATGTGTGGTTGACAGTTATATTTACCAGGAAGAGATATATACTCTTGATCGTATAAATTTAAAATAAGTTCATCATTGATATATTCACCATTATTACGCTCGAATATATCTCTTATAAGCTGAGTATATTCAGGAATATTAAATTTATCTATATCGTATACACATACTCCAGCATTAAATGTACTTCTATTTGCATTAGCAAGACTTAAAAGATTCGGAGAATTACTAAAATTTAGTATATGCTTATGTAATAAATTTGCCGTAGGAACAGCTGCAATTCCTTTATCTGAGGTTTTAGTATTAAAGTAAAGATTACCGATATCAGAATTAAAAATTAGTGTATCTACATCTAGCCAGACAAGTCGATCATTTTTATGTCGCTCCAATGTAGGTATTACTAGTCGATCTAAAGTAGCAATACTAATCCATTCATGATTAGTGCTAGCTACTTCAATATTAAATGTCTCCTGAAAACTAGGTATTACATTTACATGTACTTGACCAAAAAAGTTAAACAGCTGAGGAAACTTACTCAGTGTATCTAATATACACTCTTTCGCATACTGAGTTGTTGTATATATGTAAAAAGTATACTTTAATTTTAAAGCATACAAAGCAAAAATATTAACTAAACTATAGCGCCACTGATTGTCATCGGTAACAGTAACAAATTTCATAACTATATTAAATATTACCAAGTAAAGTTTCAACAGTTAAGTCATGCTTCATAGAGTGGAAACGTTCATCAATATAGTTTTGAATAGCAAGAGGCTTAATCCAATCATCATTACTAGCTTTAATATTACGATCTTCACACGCTCTAGAAATAACATCTAATCCCTCTACTAAACACATCCACCGAGTAAACTCATCGAATTCCATTACTTTTGTAGTACCATCTTTTAAATCAAAACTAAACTGTTTCATATAGATATTATATATTAGTTCGTTTTTAATTTATTAAATATAGGTTCTATATTTTCGAGATTAATTGGTTCTGTTATTAACGATACATTAACTTCCGGTACAATTTTAAGTTTATTGTTACATTTAGTACATTTAACTACTAGCTCCTCATCCATAAACAACACAACAGGTATTGTATTATTACCACACGGACATTCAATTTGAACTTCTTGCTTAGATACTAAAGTATCCATGTTAGTTGTTAATTCAGTTAACTCAGCTGAAAGAGATTCAGCTAAAGTTTGTTTATTAAAAAATAAATTAAGGTAGTAAAAAAGAAGAAACTGTATAATCGTAGCTAATAAAAATATTTCAGTAAATCCTAAAATAGTACGAAGTGCAAAACCAGCTGTTATACTAATACAGAGCGTAATTAGTAAAGATTTAAAAATAAAAGTCATTATAATGACATTATAGATAGATGATATGATAAATCAACTATCTCTTTATTGATATTATCAATTTTGCTTTTTATAATATCTAATTTTTTAGAATTTGAAGTAACATTGCTGGCGGTTTGACTAACTATACCTTTTGCTTGTAGCATAGATACATATACATTACCTAGTATATCTGTTAGCTTAGGAAGTGGTTCAGGTAAAGTTTTTGGAGCTTTACTTTTATTCTCTTCATCCTGCATAATTTTAAAACTATCTGGAGAAATATTCTGTTTAAAGATAGGGTTACTAGCTTTAGATATACTATAGGGATTTTGAGAAATATTCACATAATTATTTATCTTAAGAATAAATATTCATATGAATAAGTTTCAAAATAGATTTTTCCAGCACATCATGGAGCAAGACAATGAACGAGCGGCTATGGAAGCTTCTTTAGATAAAGATACAAATCCAGCTGATTTTGATGTTGATAATGTGCCAGCAGAAAATGAATATGCAGATCTAACTCAACAAGCTGCACAAGCGGCAGCTGCACAAACTCGAGAGATGATTGCTCAGATGAAGCAATGGATAGAAGAGTGTAATAGATTTATTGCATATTTAAATGGAGATAATCCAAACGCTATTACCAACGTATTAGGACGAGCAGAATCTAAGACTATCATGGATGTAATAAAGACTAAATCTGCAGGAGACCTTGCAGCTATAGCTGGAGATTTATCTAGTTTTGTGCAAGATCTTCACTCCCAGGTTGCTCTCGCACCTACTAGTACTCAGTTGAAAGGTATTTAACATTAGTTAAATCTCTAAACTTAGCAATCTCTGTTAACTTTAAAATTCCTACAATACCGCTGTAGGAATTTTTTTGTATAAATTCTTCTTTTATTTCATTTAATTTACCTCTGATAGCTATATCGTTAAAGTCCTTAAAATTCTTTCCGATTTTTTCAGGCCAAATAAAAACTCTTTCACCTTGATCAAGTAATACTCTCGATTTAGTAAAACTCGCATTATCTATCCATTGCGAGTCAAGAACCCATATTTTACTCTGTAATTTAAGAACTGTATCGAGTTGTTCTTGTTGCCGCGGAGTAAAAGTGTTCTTACCTTCCGTAATACCTGCAACAGCTACACTATTTTTAGTAAAGAACGCATTTAAAGGACCTTCAAAGATATAAACAAAGTCACTATTGATATCAACCTTATTAATATTAAATAAGGTCTTCTCAGCATTGATTCTTGATAGATACTTAGGCTTCTTTTTATTATCGTATGATAGTATTGTACGAGACTGATAAAATTCTATGTCATTATGCTCATTTACAAATGGTATCACTAGTCTATTTTTATGAGTATAATCTGTTAAAGAGATATACAAGTTATCAGGTCGATTTATAGCTACATCTAATCGTCTTTGCTTAATAATTTGAAGACATACACGCAAAGTATCATTATCTTTATAGTATTCAAGCTGATTACTATCTGATAAGTTAATACTATCTTGAGGTAAGGTCTCACTCTTAACCTTTTGTATTACTGCAGCCGGAGAGTCAGTCAGAGTTGGTACAAACTCTTTAGCTTCTTCATATACTTCAGCAGGAGTACAGCCAGAAGCTTCGCAAATCCATTTAGTAGGTTTACTTGACCATCCGCAGTTATGACAAAAGATATTATCCTTTTCTGGCAGATAATAACAGCGACGCTTTTTACCAGATGATGTACCTTCTCTACATATCGGACAGCCACATTGATAAGTATTATTAAACTTGTTATACTTAGGGTAGTAACCAAGCTCGTAAAACTTTAAAATAACATAATCTTTAGGTAACATCAGCTAAACATTGATGATAGCTTAGACTTTAAGAAAAACAAGTTATACCATTTAGTTTTATTTTTTGTAATGCTAAATAGCTCTCTTTCATTACAAAGATCCATAAATTTATCCCAATCTGGATCAATTCCATCTTTAAGCTGGTCTGCATAGTATGTCATCTCTCTTTCCATAGTAGAGTATTTAGATAATGAGAAAATTTCTTGATTTCTATGAAAGATCTCTTTTTGCTCTTCATTTAGTTCAATAGATCCATTAAGATATTTTTGAATGGTTACTTTACCAAATTTAGGTACACCTGATACATTATCTGACTTATCACCACTTAAGCATTTAGCTGCCATCCATTCTTTAGTATTAGGATACCCTGTTTTTGCAGCAAAATTATGGATATTAATCTCTTCTTTACGAATAGGGTCGAACCAAACAATATTTTCATTAACTAACTGAAGGAAATCTTTATCTACAGACAAAATCTTTTTATGTCCAGGAGTCTCATTACAAATATATGCAATAACATCATCTGCTTCTAACTCTCGTGGAAAGATAGATTTAATAGATAGGCAGCTAAATAATAGTTTAATAATCTCATTATTTTGATGCGGAGAAATATCATTAGATCGATTACCTTTATATTCAGTAAGCATTGTCTTACGAACATTAGCTTCGTAATCAGGTTTTTCATCCCAAGCTGCGTAAATAGCATCCGGAACATACGCGCTGGCATATGAAAAAATAGCATTTAGAGTTAAAAAGATATGAAAATTATTAACTTGTTCTGGAGTTTCAGATGATCTATTTTTAGCGATCCAATATGTGCGATGAATTAAATTATTTGCATCTATCAGTAGTGTTTTCATTTGTTTCGTTGTATATATATTGAGCTTTTGCTACATCATAAATTTCTTTAAGAGTAACTTCTACAAACTCAAGTATACCCAAGTTCATTCCGGAATCAAAGGATTTTATTGGAATAATTCGATTAATATTTTTAGGTACAGATAAAAATAAATAGTTATCATCTTTTTTATCTATGTATATAAACATCTCTCCTACATAATCACCATGAAGACATGCAAAGATGTTTTTTTGTGCTGGTATTATTTTTTTAGATATTTTATTTAACATATTTTTAAGCAAAAAAAACTGCTACAATAAAAAATATTGTAGCAGTTTTATGTAGATAGGCTATTGACGCTGTTGTACGCCTGCTTCAAGCAACATAGTTACTATTACTTCTATAGAATCGGTTTTAATAAAAATATTTTTATTAAAGAGTTGATTACCATCAGAAAACTCAAACAATATTTCATTAGCATGGGTTTTATTTTCATAACAAGTGATATAAATTGAAGCTCCTCCCGGATCTACTAATACTGTCCATTTACGAGGATCAGCACTAGAATAATTTTGAAAGATCTTAAAGGTAGTAAATTGATTGTCTTTAAGTCGCTTTAAGAAATAACCAGGCGTTGATAATTTATTTTTTGTATGTTTATTCATTGAGTAAGAGAAGTAATAACATAAGACAATTTAGTAGTATTAACCGCTGTATTGATAATAATAACACCATGCTTAGTATTGATATTTACAGAAACCTCATCACTAAGCAATGTTAGAAGTCTAATATTTTCAAAGTTAATTGGTATTGGAGCAAGAGTAATATCTGTTTCACCTAACGACATTACATATGAATCAGTATTATGTCTTGCTTTATCAGTTAACTCAGCTACTAATCGACCCTCTTCAGTATACAAATAAACCTTATTAGTTTCAGTCGCAAAAGTACTACCTTTTATAATAGTTTGTATTTGCTGCTTAGTTAATTTAAAGCTAACATCGAAGGTAAAGTTTTTAATTTTTTCTATACTAAGAGCAGGCTTACTTAAAAATCCATCATCGAAGAGATGATACTTAAACTTAATATTGGAATCTTTATATTCAAGATTGTTATTATTAAGAGTAAACTCTAGATCAGCGCAATTAAGCGTATCTAGAACTCGCACTAACTTTTTACTATCAGGTATATTTAGATTAGTATTATATTCTGAAGAGCATTCACGCTCTCCGAATAATATTAAAGTATTATCCGGAGAGGATGTGATAACTGATATTTTATCTGTAGTTACTTCTGCAATAAATGAATCATTTACTTTTGCAAAAGAATCTATAAACTTTATAAATTCAGCCCTGCTCTTTAGCTTTAGGTTTCGCTGCTTTGACATTAGATGTTGGTTGTTTATCAAGTATAGTAGCAATATTCTCTAAAGCTACTTGTATATTTGTTAAAACCTTAATTAACTTTTTACTATCGTCATTATTAATAATAGGTACTACAGGAGGAGTACTAATAATTGGTGGAATATAAGCAGCAGCAACCTCAGCTACAATAGGGATATTTTGTACCTGAGGAGGAGACCATTGAGCAGGAGATGTAGTATTATTGTCTACTGGCGTTGCCATTACTTGCTCAAATTGCTGCTTTAACTGTTCACTTACAGGTCGTAAATTACCAGCATGAGCAACAATATCACGATCAGTTTTAAGTGCTTGTCCGTATGTTACTCCCATAAACTGGAGTAAAGTCTGTTTTTCTTCTGGGGTCATATTAGAGGTCTTTTAGGAGGTTATCGAGATCGTCGTCAATATTGTATTCATTTAGATCCTTAAAGTCACTTGTTGATTGACTAGTAGGATTAGTAAATGCAGTAGGAGTCGTTACAGCAGGAGCTGCAGGTTTATCAAGCTTAACATAGACATGCTCATCCACCATTTGCTTGAGCTCATCAAAAGACTTAACAGTAAATACATCTTTAAGAGTATTTACACTATCGTAAATCTTTTGCTGCTCATCTTCAGATAACTTTAGTTTACCAGCTGCAGTAAAGCGGGAAGAAACATATGACGGATAATCGCCTTGTTGCTCTACTTTAATCTTTAGATTAACTCCTTCAGGTCCTAGATCAAATACTCGCTCAACACCATACTCTTCAGCATCTTCACCCTCAATAGCTTCAAGGATAATTTTCTGAAGTTGTTTACCATAACGAAGAATCTTAACCTTACCGTTATTTTCAGGATTAGCTGGATCTTCAATAACATATACATTTACAAGCCATTTCTCTGAACGACGTACAGCTTCCATTTTTGACTTTTCATCATCAGTTCCAGTACGCTTAGCTCTAAAGCGTTCTTCAGAGATCGGATCTCTCTCACCAAAGGTTTGAGGACTAATAGCTTGAACATAAGCACCAGTAGCAAAGGAATTCCATCCATGTACATAATAGTGAAGAAAGGTATCAGCAGGAGACTTACTATCAGGTAGTAGTCTAACCGTATATGTATTACCTACAGCAGTTTTCATAATTTCATTATAAAGACCACCGCCGCTCTTATCATTATTTTTATTTAGAGCGGCTTTAATTGATTGAAACATTGTTGTATTTAGCATATTATTGTTTTTTTGGTTTTTTGGTTTTTTGTTTTTTTTTTTGGTTTTAATATATCAATTGATATATATAAATTATATAGCAGTTCATTCGCTTTTCAATAGTTTCTTTTCTACTATTTGAAGTGCTGTTCGAACGATTGTTTTTAAGTTATTTGATTTAATAAATAATGAGCGAGTAGTATTGTATGTGTTAAAGAAATCGTTAATAATAAAATTAGTTATACTTTTATCATATTTATTGATAATGCTATCAATTGCTAATCCTTGAAGTACATAAAAGTTAATTTTATGATCTTTTAAATGTTGTATTACAACAGGAGTTGACCCATTATAACGAGTTTTATAATCATCGAGAGTTAAGTTATTAAGTTTACAGAATTTATAGATAAAAGAGCAAACATCTTTACAGTTATTTATTACATCTATATTATCAGGATTCTCAAATTCTTTCTTTTTTTTATATTCCGTATAGCATATAATCGCTTTGCGAGTTGTATAAAATTTAATATCGAAGTATGTTGTATCAGTGAATATTTTATACGGTGCGATAAAGAAATCAGTGTAATTAATATTATGATTTGAATTAAAGAAAGACTCTAATTTTTGGAGACATAATAGAGTTGTATCATCTATTTTCGTAAAATCTTCTCTTAGTTTATATGGTTTGTTTTGGCTTTTACGAGAAGCTGTTTGAAAGAAATTATATATTAGTTTTTGCTTTTCGCTAATCATAGTTTAAGATTTGTATTCACATTCAAGAATCTAGTTACGTATTTACTAACTGAAATTAAAGGGTCGTACTTTATAAATAGCATAACTAATTCATAATTAGTATCTATACATAATAGCTCCTTAAGTATATTACGCAAGCGTTCTTCTTGTAGTACAATTAAAAAAATATTTTGTATGCTTAATTTTTTATTTTTTATCAAACTACATAAGGTACAGAAAGATAATAAAAGATGTTCTGTTTCATCTTGAATTATATTCTTAGATGGTTGTTCTGCTTGGTTAATAATCAGCATGATATTAATGTAGTTGTAAATTTAAGAAATGTATCGGTTATCTTACCACCGGCAGCAGCTTCATGGCCGCCACCATTGCAGAGTTTTTCTGCAATAATATTTAACTTAACATCACTGTCGCGAGATCGTCTAAAAGACACATTTTTAGTATTAGGATTAATTACAATTACAATATCTGTCTTATACTTTTTTAAAGTAAAGTGCGCTACTTCATTAATAGCATGAGTAGCAAAACAACCTATAACAGAATAGTTTTTTATAGTACCTTTAAAATACTCAGTTGTTTGTAACTGATCTTTAAGTTTATTAAAATATAGCTTAACAGTATTTTTTTCTAGAATTGTAAATGGTCGTAAACCATTAGCAAAATTAGCAATTAATGATTCAGATCTAGGTTTACGATAAGATCCAAAAATAGCATTTAAACTTAATGAATGTTCGTGATTCAATTTATAGCAGTCATAATCATCGATAGCAGCAATTAAGTCAAGAAACTCTGGTGTAGCAAAGGATTTAGTATCTAGTTTAAACACTTTAGTTAAAATAGATACGGTTGAGGTATCAACTTCAATAATAATTTTAGCTTGCTTATATCGATCCTTAATATCATAATGTGATTTGTGATGATCAATAATAACTACATTCGGTTGATCTACTAAATGTAATATCTCATCGGGAATATGATGATCAGTAATATAGATTTTATGATATTCTCCAATAGTTGAAGACCAGCTTGAAAATGCGGATATAAACTCATTATCATTTACTTCTTTAATTTCAATTATACAGTCTTTATGAGTTTCATTATATATCTTTTTTAATATCAATGCACTGCCAGCGCCATCAAGATCGTTATCAGTCCATATACAGATTTTCATTTATAGTATTTAACAAATATATATCATTTATCAACGAGCGAATGCAGATAAAGCATTATATGAATCATCTTCATCATCAAGACTCACGAGGTCGTCCGCTTGCGTTACTGTAAGTGTAGTATAATCAATTCGCATGGGTTGAGTATGACCTCTTGAACCATAACGATTCTTCATCATACCTAAACGAATAACACCTAACTCTTGATCTTCAGGATTTTGGAAGATCGATACAATAACGTCAGCAGTTGCGGCTAATCCGATTGAGTTTTTTGTTAGTATATCATTGCAAAAGAATAAACTATCACCTGTTACTGATATATCAATGGTCTCACAATCACCTACATTTTCGATAGATATAATTTCATCATTATAATCTATAAGACTATCTGTTAGTAAATTTTTATCTTCTTGTTCATAATATACCTTCATCAGAACATCTACAAGCTCTTCTGTTGTTGATTCTTTATCAACCACTTCGAGTACTTGCATCAACTTAACTCGTTCAGTCATAATGCGTTTGAGTTTTTCTATCATAATATTTCTTTTTCTAATTGCTTTATTGTTAATAGCGAATCTGACCATACATTTATAGTAGGGCTGGCAGATACACTTGATTTTGTATGAATTTTATCGCCTACATTTAACCCCTCTTGAATAGATATACGACCTCTTATAGTAGGAAATTTATGCTTGCTACTTATTATTATAGTTTTACCTGTTTTAGTTGTAATTTTGTAACATTCTTTAACTGTTTTATGATGTACTTGCTTAATAGTTTTATACCCATCATTAGCAGTTATTTGATCACCTGGCTTCAAATTACCAATGGACACCTCTAAACCATTTCTTAGCCGTACTAGCTGATTAACTTCAATACATTCAGAGATAGTTTCCATACCCGGATCAGTTTGACCATACGCATTTCGACCTAGCTGGGTAGCTGAGATAATAGGACAATTAAAGACATAGCTTAATGCTCGAATTTGCTCTGTAATATGCTTAATTCTCTCATATGAATTACTCCCTACAGTAGTATGCAATAGATTCAAGTAATCTAATACAATAGCATCTATTTTACATCCTGTATCAGTAATCTTCTTTACGAATGCACTAATTTGATTAGCAGTAATGGTAGCAGGAGGAAATTCCTTAATTAATATAGTACCATTAGTCTTCTCTCTATTTTCTTTAATAGCAGTACGTAAAGCATGCGGATTATTTGCAAGATCTTTAAGAGGTATTTTTGAAATATTAGAACATAAACGCTTAGCATAGAGAAGTTCAGACATCTCTAGAGTAATTAGCAAAACGTTCTTATTCTGATTTGCAATATTAGTGGCTATATTACCGAGAAAGATAGATTTACCAATATTCGTTTCACCTGCAAATACATAAAGCGCTTTACCTTGCTCAAGAAACCCACCTCCAAGAGTTTCATCAAGCCACTCCCAGGTAGAAGGTATAGTTCCATTAACAGTACTTAGGTCAGTAATAATAGCTTCAATATTATTATATAGATCAAGCCCTTTATCAGTTATTAAACTGATATTACATGCCTTTTCAAATTTATCTAATGCTTTTGTAGTATCGACATTACCCTTAGCAATATCAGTAGCAATATTAAGCATAGTATGATATACAGCTTTCTCTTTTAAGAATCTTTCTGTATTATGATATAATTCGTCTTTATTTAAGTTTTTATCTATTTCACTAAATGAATATACAATATTTTTGAAAGCGGTTTTTAATTCTTCAGTTATTAAATATGATTTAATTTCTGTAATATTAGGTACTTTTTGTCTTTTTACATAAAACTCTTTAATAATATTAAAAACATCAGCAATATTTGCTGATTTAAAGTACTCCGGATTAACAAAGTCAAGAATAGAGGCTAAGTAACCAGCATCTGTTAGAGATTTATAAATGATAACGTTTTCAAAAAAGTCTAAATCCAGTTTAACCATACTTTATTATACTAGGGTTCGTTTAGTCTTTAATTTTTTCAGTATTAGGTTTCCATTTGTTAAGGAACCATTCTTGACCTTCGTTAAACTCAGGAGTAAATGCTGATAGACCAGGAGATTTATGAGTAATTAAAATATCACTAACACCAAGTTTAAACTTTGCTTTATTACATTCTAAACTGTAGTTTAAATCATAAAAATGAAACTTAGCTGGACAAGATTCATCAAATCTGACTTTAGTAAATACTTCCTTTTTAATAGATAAAAATACTCCATCAAGTAATAATACACGAGCAGGGTATTCTCCAAAGCTTGTCATTCGTTTTAAATTAGCATCACCATGTGCTACAGCACCTCTTAAGTTGTTAAATGTTTCTCTACCTCCACCTAATAAGTGCCAGAGCGCAGGCGCTTGTAATTTACATTCTGTTGTACCAGCTACTCCTAAGACATCATATTGCGTATGTAAGTGTATTAAACGTTCTTCAAAATCAGCAGATTCAATAATAGCATCATCGTGACATAATACTAGATAGTCTACATTTTCTTGAATGGCAAAATCTATAGCTTTATTATATACTACAGCTAGTGCATCAGTATTATCTTCTTTAAAAAAGAATGTTGCTTTGCGGTTTTGGTATAAAAGTGTATCTTCTTTTTTACCCTTAGTTGCGGAGAATAGGAAACTGCTCATACGAAAAGAAATGGTGATTTGGTTTTAAATTCTTCAATTGGTTCCCAGCCTTCAAAATCTCGAAGCATCATAATTTGACCTTCAGGTAATAGCTCAAAACCTTTACCCTGTATTGTAGAGAAGTCGCACTTGTCATTATAGTGTAAAATAGATCCTTGTCTAGCAAGGTAAACATCATTTGCATCTGTATCTACGATAGCGAGAGCAAAAGTACCTTCAAGTAACTCTAATACTTTACGTATAATGAGAGGTGCGTAAAAATACCCGTCCGTTTGTTCAGTAAAGTGTTGAAGTAGTCCTGTTATAATTGATGTATCTACTGTATTAGTACTACGAGGAATATACTTTTCTTTAAGTTCTTTCCAATTAGTAATTACACCATTATGCACAACAGCCCATGACAATGTTTCAAAAGGATGAGCATTTTCAAGCTTAAAATCTCGATTTACAGAGGTAGGCGCTTGATTATGACTAATAAAATAATCATACTTATCAGTTAATTGTAACTTATCAAAATTAAACGTTCCAGGCTGTTTAATTATTGTTTGACTGTTACCTTCTTTAAGACATATTAAGCCGCTAGCAAAGCTGCCCCTATCCTGATTAGCTTGATATAATACTTCTAATTTACTTAGATTGTTTGTTCCGGATATTCCACACATATATACTATTATATTATAACCTTTTAAAAATACTACTTTTACCTTATAAAAAAAATAATTTATATAAATAATTATATGTTTAATTTTTCAGATTTGTACAAAAGAGTTAATTTAATCTCTGAAGCAAGAGTTTCACCTTTTGCAAAATTTAATCCCATTTTTGGCGGTGTTACTAAAGAATTACAGTCAGGTGGATTAAGTTCCGCTCCTTATGATACTATTAAATATATTGCAGGTGAGTTATATGGCCTTGATATTATAAATGATGAAGAGTATGATAGTATTAGAAAGTCAGGAAGTAGTTTTAAAGCAAAACAACTTGCTTTATTGCAATTACTTGAGCTTAAAAAAGATCAAATAGCTCTACAAAGTAAAGAAGTAGAAGAAGCTATTAGAGGCGGTATATCTAGTTATATAAAATCGGTCTCAGTTAATAGAGGTGCAGATAGATTTGGTGGCCGCGTTGAAAAGTATAGTGATCAAAAAGCTGCACTTGAGATGAAGCGTCAAGCAAAAGAACTTGAGAGAGGTATTAAAGATCCTGTTGTTGCTGATGTAGTTGGTCACTCTATGACGAGTGAAATTGAAGCAGCTCTTGAGCAATCCCTTGTACTTGCTTCTGTAGGTAAGGTAATGCAGGAAATTAGAGGTAATTTAGGAGAAGAGGGGGTAGATATTGACGCTGATGTTCTATCTAGAGTAGAAGAATATATTACAGATCATATTAAAACTTTAGCTGATTTACAGCAATTTATTACTAATATAAGTAAAGAACCTGGTTATGAGTTAATTGCCGCATATTTATCTAGTGCTATCAAGCCTGTTAAGAAATCAATGAAGTTTGCTAAGACTCCAGCTGAGACTCCAGCAGCTGAAAATGAAGAAGTTCCACCTGTAGAAGCTCAATTTGAATCCACAACATATCATTATCTTAGTGAACAAATAAAAAAGGATAAACTAACTCACAAATCAAATGAAGTTAGTATATCCTTTAAAGAGAAGTTTAAGCCAAAAACACATTGGCAATTGACTGAATTAAGACGCTATGGTATGTAATTAATAGGTACGCAATTGTGCTGTTTATACATTTCATTTAGTTTATCCTGTTGTACATATTGTATTGGATCTATATAAGAGTTATCAATAAATCCGCGAACCCGTAAACTACTAGATGGTGTTGTAGCATCTGCAAGACCATCTTCTCTATTAGAATAGCAAGTCCATGTCTTACTAAAATCTACATTTAAATCAACACCCTTACTTATAATAGCTTGCTTAGACATTGTAAGTAAGGGTGCCTCAATTGTAATTTTATTTTTTCTATTAAGACTTACTAAGTTATTGATAGCGTCTACAAAAGTAGTATCACCGTCCCAATAACCAGCTAAAGAATCAACCATTGCTGCACCGTACCATACGGTATTAGCTTCTATACTCTCTGCATATGCACACGCAATAGATAAGAACATCATATTACGGAAGGGTACATAAGATACAGGCTGAGCATCCCCAGCTATTGCTTGGACATCAGGATTATCAATAGTAAGGTTAGTTAAAGAAGATGTAGGAGAGATATCTTTAATGTATTTTACATCAATTACTTTATTCGTAAAGACAATATTAGGATATTGTTTACGTGCATTAATAAGCTGTTTATCAACGCATTCAAGTTCACGAGAATGACGCTGACCGTAGTCAAAGGTAATAGTATGAATTTCATCATACTTATATTCAGCTGCTAGATATAATAATACAGATGAATCTGCACCGCCGGATAGAGTTAAGACTAATTTTGCTATCATATTATTCAGTAATTAAGGTATTTTCAAGAGGTATTTCTTCCTCTATATTAGAGTAGTTCCATTCCTTAGCAATACGTGATTCAAGTACAGGTAAAATAGTTTCTTCCCAAAGTTTAGTATCTTTTCTAAAGCTTTTTGCATATCCGAGCTTAGTACCATTTTCAAGAGTATAAGTAGCTCCTGTTTGTATGATAACTTTAAGACCTACAGCGAGATCAAGTAGACCATAGTACTTATCAAGTCCTGATGCAAAAGATAGATACATTTCTCCTTCAAGGTATTGCTTAATAAAGCGATTTTTACGAGTTAATGCTCTAATAACAATACCAGAGTAGTTCTTCTGACCAACAGCAAGAACACCATCGTTTGTTTTACCTCCATCATCCTTAATAGGTTTACGAGCAAGCTGAACTGTTACTGATGGTAAGAATATAACTGATTTACCACCAGGCATCATCTTTTCAATTGTAGGATACATTGCAGTTGGATCATCATACACATGATTTGTACAAATAATAGTAGTTCTTGTAATAGCACCGAAATTAGTACAAGTTTGCATTAAGGACTTAATTGCACGAGCTTTAGATCCCATATCAGATGAAGTACTCTCTTTATCCATTCGTGAAAGTTCAAGTTCAGATTGAAGATTACCTAAAGAATCGATAGCTACAATAAATTTACCTTCAAGACCTTTCTCTTTAACTGCAGTTAAAAACTTAAAAATAGCGTTTCGTGTTTGTTCAATAGTAACGCAAGGTACATATTTAATCTTTGAAATATCAAGACCTAGTCTAGTAGCACCAGTAGCGTCAATAGAGTTTTCTGTATCAAATATAACAGGGATCAAGCCTTCTTTCTGTGCATTAGCAAGAATTTTTTGTACAAACAGACTTTTTCCTGTATTATGGTTACTAAATCCTCCAGCCCAATATCTATGATTTGAGTGATTAACACTAAAGTCATACACATCTTGAACCTCTAGTCTATTTATTTGTTTAATAGTAGTTATACCGTTTTTTGTATCTACAATATCTCCTACTTTTAATGTATTAGCCATAACCCACCCTAAATCAGTATTATTATTAGTCTGCAGTTGTATTAGATGTTCATCTGCACATTGTATTTCACATCCATTATCTGCAATAATATGCACACATGGTTTATTAGGCTTAGTTATAAACATCGTACATAGCTGATATCCATCTGGCGTATCGACTAAATACTGTTTATTTGTTAGATTGATATTAGGTATTGTTGTTTCTATACTAAAAGTGTCACAGTGAGTGTTAAAAAAATCAGTAATTAATTTAGTTGTTATATTTGTTGCTGTATTATCGTTGAGTTTTTCTAATGTACTCTTGCTTATACCAACAAGTTTCGCTAATTCAGTATATTCGTAAAAATAGAGAAGTTCTGCTTTAATTTGATTTATTGTCATATCTTTGTCTAATTATATTAACAATATTTGATAAATCTATATCCATATCTCGTTTTTCCCAAATATAAAATAATTCAAAACCTAAATTTTTAGCTACAGTTAATTTTTGATTATCTTTCTTTATACTTTCTGCAACTGTTGTTGCCCACGTATCTGTTTCTCTCGGATGAAATATTACGTCGTTATATTCTATTATTAGAGTGTTTTCATTTCATATACTTTAATTTTTTGATCTTTTGTTAAACACATTGATTCTCCAGCTAACATTGTTACTCTTCCTTTCGGAATACCTCCATGAATTGAGCCAGAGATAATAGCATTTAGCACATAACTACCAGTATCAATCCACCCATTAACAGTACTTAGAGCATTATCATCTAACCATGTAGCAAAAGGGTTAATTTCATTAATTGAATCTAGTGCGCTTCTAATATCTTTATCCATATATCTATTATAACTACTGTTATATTTTTGGCCATCAAAAACCTTATGTAATCGGTTGAGTAGGTTTAAAGATATTTTAAAGAAAATGTTCCATCCTCATAAATTTCCACATAAGAACACTTTTCTTCACAAAATGACCCGCTATTAATGTAAGTGCAATTGTTCATGTATTTAACTTCAGCATGATGAGTATGTCCTGCTAAAAGCACATCATATTTAGCACCATACTTCTCTACGAATTTTTTACAGACAATATCTTTTGCTTTAACCCACGATTTACTCATTCGTTTGAGCATTCGGGAAGTATTATGGTTTTTATCAATTTTTTGAATTTGATAATACAGTCCTGTAAAAAACCACGTAATAAATGGCTTGTGTTTAATCCAGTGATCGTATTTATCGCCATGCTCAAAGAAATATTTCGTTCCATTAATAATCGAAAGATGATTTTCTACAAAATCCATTCCTGTAATAGCTGATAAAAATTCCGCATTAGCATCATGGTTGCCATGTACTAAGATGACTTCATGTGATTTACTTAATTTACGGATTTTACTTAGAATTGCCCAATCTTTTTTATCAAATCTTTTAAACGAATAACTATCAAATAAATCACCATTAATAATTAAAGTATTAAAGTCGAAGTTCAATACTTGCAGGACTTTATCCTTTTGACTGACAGGACTTCCTAAATGAACATCACTAATAGTTAAGATATGCATAATATGTTTAATATTTATATTATAACTACTGATATATTTTTAACCATAAAAAAACCTTGTGTAATTAATTACACAAGGTTGAGGTGTTATTAATCTTCGAACAAGCGAATTACTTCAGCTTCTCCCTGCGGGACTCCAGACTGTAGCGGAGCACCAACTGCAGCAGAATTAATATTATTATATTGATTGACAATTAATGAATCGAGTGTGACGTCTGAGATAGCAATAGCACTCTTATGGAAGGTCCAATTGTTTTTATCCCTACTATCCTTATCAATAAATTCCATAAACAGATATGGAAAAGATTGAACTTGAATTTGTCCAGTTTCTTGATTAGGATTGACAAATACAATAACAGGATTATTAATTACAATAGTATTTTGGTCCTCAGATACTAGTTTACCGATTACGGTACGGCCGATTTGGTCTACGAATGTTAACATGTTTGACATATAGTTATTTTAATATATTTTTTCTAAAATGCAATATTTAAAGGCTAAATAAGTCAAATAATTCACAAGTAACGTTATCCGACGGCTTACGAATTTGCCAGCTGACACTATCATAGAATCTTTCGATAGAACTATACAGGATTTTCTCAAACATTAGCTCATAATCAATTTTTAACAGCCCAATATACTCTTCTGGAAAAGTATACTTAAACCCAATTACATCAATCTGATATTTATTCGGTTTTTGAACATATACATATCTAATCTTATCTCCTGAATTAATCTCTTCATACTTAGTACTAATATTAAGCATTTTATTAATATGATTATGCAAGTAAGCTGCTTTAACATGAATAGGAGTACGAGTCGCTATATTAAAGTCTTTACATTTAGGTGCATACTTCTCATATCCCTTAATACCCATAACAAAAGCAATATCTTCTGCAGGTAAGTTCTTAAACGCATTGTATGCGCTAGTTAGGATATCATTTGTTTGCTTAAGTGATTGACTCATAAGCATAGTCTCAATAATTTGCTTAGCAAACGGTTTAATTGCATTAGGCATAGTAGTTCTTACGACTTCTACCCCAGTATACTTAAATTTATTAACTTTAATACCCTCCTCATCTAAGATATGCAAAACATAGCGTTTTTTCTGTAAAAATAAGCCAACATCAGCAATACACTCACGTTTAAATACGAATCTACTATCTAAAGTACGGAAAGCTTTCTTAGACCACGAAGTTATCTCTGTATTAAGGTAATTCTCAATATTTTCTACCTCTTTATAGAATTCTTCAGTAATTACATCATCTTTCTTTAGTTTTAGCTTATCTTCTATGCAACCTAACGAAAAGTATAAACTATTATGAATTAAAATATCGTTAGCAAAAAACCAGGGTTGATTACTATCTTCCATTTCAAGATCATATACATATTCATCTACAAAATCTTCTAACTGTTCTACACATGTAACTTCAACTATATCGTAATTTTTAATATTATCTATCATATATAAATGCTTTAGCTTGCTCAATTGTAAATTCTCTTTTCATTTTAAAGTCATTCTCCCATATTACTAGTATTTTTATATTAAATTCTTTTTCAATACTACTAATACGATTTGAATCAAATTCCCACTGCTCTTTTGCGGTACGCTTACTTCGATTTATAAAGTCAGTTGTATATATTGCTGGATTACTATGCCAATAATTACCGTAAAATTCTATAGCTCGTCGCTGTATTGGATTGTAATAGTCAACAAAAAAAGATCGTCTAGTTATAGCAGATGTTTTAAATTTATATTCAGCTGTTTTTGGTGCATAATAACCATTACCGTCAATATCTATTAACGCAAATAATTCAGCTGATACTTTACTATGACCAGCAAAGTTATGATGCATTTTTTTATCAAGCATTTTTTCATATCTCTCAGCTCCTTCAATGTTTCCATATTTAACAATAAAATACTCGTATGAGACGCCTGCATATCTTTGAATATTACAATATTCACTCCATTTTTTTTCTCCTAACTCTTTACCATATCGATTTATACTATTTTTCTTTGTATTAGCTCTACTGCTGTTATATTCATCATATTTTTCTTTAGTCCAGCCGTAACGTTGTTGTTTATATTCAAACGAGTTAGAATAAGCCTGCTTTTGTTTATATATATTAAATGCAATAGGTCCCTTAATTTCACCATGAACTCTTATCATATTCTCAAGTGTACATGTCATTTTACTCTTAGTTAATTCACTTTTGATGATTGCATTAGGGTATTTAACTTTATACTCATCAAAACTCATATTATGTGTTTTTAAATGTGTAGTTGAAAGGCTCTTAAATGTTCGTAAGCATACTTGGCATTGAATATTAGTAGTCATATAAATATTTATACAGATACAGCTTATTTATATACAGATACAGCTAATTATTTATATTCAAGATTAGCGACGTACTATCATCTTATCACCTTTTTGTATTTCTTTAGCAGACACTCTAACTAAATCACCATTTCGAATTACAATACATCCGTGATCTTCAGTCATTGTAATATTTTTATTATTAACGGTTATTTTATATTTACCTTTAGTCACTTTATGTCTAATTAGGTTTTTAACCTTTCTAAACTTAATGGTATCTTCAGTTTTATCGTATGATAAAACATTTAAATCGTTTATTTTTTGAACTTCATGTCCAAAAGTTGTAAGATTTACTGATGTACTTATAAATTCATCCCATAGAGCTGCTGCGTCAAATGTCCCTCTATTAGTAACTATTTGAGTATCACCCGTATAAGAATCTGTATCAGAATATACCCAACTTTCATCTAGTACCTTTTCATCTAGTACATTAAAGTTAATTTTTAAGTAATCTTGCAGAATCTTACCAGCTTGCTTAATAATAGCTTGACCAGTTAAGGTAACTGACGATGCAATATCGTCATCTCCTATAGGAGCTTGCTTATTACCCATATATCCATAACAACTATTAACAAGCACCTTAATAACCATCTGTTTAGTATTAAGTCTCTCTACTTCATACTGTAATTCAGTATAAGCAGGAGTATTTTTAGGAGTAGTACTTAATTGCGTCTTGGCTTTAAACAATAACTCCTTTACTAATACTCGTTCATTGTAATAGTAGTCAAGAAACTCAGGAATAATACCTCTCTTCTTCTGACTAAAGAGAAATCCTGCTTTAGTTACCGCACATTGCTCTTGCTTAATATAAGTACTAAAAGCTGCAGGGGATAACTCAAAACACTTACCAGATACATGATATATATTAATATTACCGGTATTAGTCTTCTCTATCTTACCAATCTTCGTTTCAGGCGATAGATTCAAGGAAATCATCACATTCGGGTATAGAGAGTTAGCATCAAACGATACAACACTAGTTTTAAACCCTTTTTTAGGAGTAGCAACATAAGCACCAGGATTCTGACCAGGTTTCTCAGATCGAATGAACGTTGAAATAATTTCGCCTCGAGCTCGCGCTTTAATTGCAAGAGCTCCGTTAATAACTGATAGAGTACCCATAGCTCCTTCAAGAGTAGTTAAACCTACAACCGATAACATACGAAGTAAGGATATATACTGAAGTTTTTCTTCTAACTTAATAACAAGATTAACGTCTTGTATATTATAATCGACAAATGTCTGCCAATTAGTATCAGATAAAGTAGCTAAGTCAATATCACCGTAATCAATCTTACGTTGACCTAATTCTAATTCGCCAATTGCATCAAGTTTATAGGATTCGCGCAATTTAAGACAAAAACGTCGATAAATATCAAGATAGTCAATTACAGATATACCATCCAAAAAGTATCTCTTTTGTTCCCTACCAAACTTACCCATAAACGTACGATAATGCACTTTACCGAGAGGAGATAGCATATTAACATACTCTTCACTAAGAATACGTTCGCATCTATTAACAATATATGGAATATCGAAGCCAGAACAGTTGTGAGTATGTATGCCTTTACATAAAAATGTATGTGTCTCTGTAGTAATATCATACATTTGTACAATATTGCCTGTTTTTAGTACTGGCTTGAGTCTTACTACAACTTTATCATCCTTTGAATACCAAGAGATATTATTAGATGCTGTATTTTTTATTTGTCTATAATTTAATTGTGATAATCTAGTTTTACGTTCTTGCTGAAATAAATTTAATGTTTCGATGTGTTGTTTGTTTAAGGTATTTGCAGCAATACGTAATATTGTTGTATCTGTATTTACACTTGATTGAATACCGTTCCACAATAAGAGTTCTTGTAAATCATTTAAAAAGCTATATTTTACACAATCATAATTACATAATAGCACAGCATCTGCAGTAATGGAACCATCACCATCTATCATACCACTAAGAAATAACATAAACTGGTTATAAGAAAGGCGGGATATTAACTCAATATTAGGCTGTTTGGTTAAACTTTCATTATAAATTATTTCAAAAAGTATGCCTAATTTATTATTATTATGGACTTGTTTACTATATGCTTGAAACTCTTTACCATTAAAGACAGTATTACATTCTAGTGAAAGACTTAAATCTGTATTGTGTTCTTTATTATAAATCTCTGTATAACTATCTACAACATTCTTATACTTGTTAGTGTAACGAAATGTATTTTCAGTTTTGGAAAATGTTCCATCTGTAAAAATAAAACCTAATAATTTTAAAATATCAGGACTAATAATTTCATCTATATTAATATCAAAACTACTATTTATTCGTTTTGTTTTTGTAAAATTAAATGTATATACATTAAGGTTGGTAGATACAATATATTTTTTAAGCCGTTCACTATTTTCAATTAAATCGCGATAAGTTAAATCTTTATTTTTATTGTTATTAAGATATTTTGTAAAATATACATAATGTGTATCTTGAAGCTTTATTATTTCTTTAACACTTAGCGTTTGTAAATTTTTTGTTAACACATTATAGCAACTATATTTTCCTTTTTCTAAGGTATATACCATAAATTTATGATCTATAGAACATCTTATTTGATCTCCATGCTCTGTAGTAAGTTTATATTCATCTTTATTACCTGTATTCATAAAATTATTTATACAAATACCATGGGTTTTAAGTGGTTTACTCTCGTAATTATTTGATAAATCTTTAATCTTAATAATTCTATCTTTGAGCCAGATATGCTGATTTTCTTCGAGACAGTTCCAACCAGTTATTACATCAGGATAATCATCAGCTAAATACTCTATAAATTTAGTAAATAGCTCTCGTTCTGTTTTACAATGAATATAAGTTACATTATCTGACTTATTTATATAAGGTTTTAAACCAAAAGTAAAATA